AAGAATATAACAAATACATATGCGGATCTTGTGGCGACCACGTAAATGAAGTGGTGTTCAATGAGGACACAGACGTAGATGAATGTAAAAATTGCACACTATGAAAGACAACAAACTAATAGCAGAATTTATGGGGTTGCGTACCAACTCCTACGGAGATTACAATATCGACAAGGATGTGATGGGATTCGATATGATTGTGTGCTCTCTTGCAGACACTAAGTTTCACACCTCTTGGGATTGGTTGATGCCCGTTGTGGAGAAGATAGAAGATTACCTCAGTGATAATGTAGGTAAGGTAGGTTACTTTGACGATGGCTTAGTTAGTAACGACATAGAGGTAAGATACCAAGCAGTAGTAGAATTTATTAAACAATACAACGATGAACAATAAAAAATATCCATTCAACGAAGGCGATGATTATTGGTACGAATGTGATGGCATGATACTATATGGTGGATGCTGGGATGATATATCAGAAGAACTTCACGACCAAAATCCTAACAGAGAATACTTTTCAGACGATGAGATATTAGATGTAGCAAGAGCAAATGGAATTAAATATAAATAAACCAAAATACAATGAGTAACACAGCAAATTTTATGAAGATGTTCATGATGTTACAAGACATGAGCGCACCAATCGACGCTAAGGTAGAAGAAATAATAGAGCGTAAAGAAAGAATTGTCTTTGCTACGCCTGGCATAATAAAGCCAAGTAATTGGGAAACCTTAAGCAACAACGAGAAATTAAAGAGATTAAATAAAGTGCAAAACCTATGAGTGAACAAGAATTTAACCCACTAGAAGGGTGGACAAAGGAACAGATTAAGTCTGTCCTCAAGGCGAACACAAAGACAACCTTATTAAAGACAGCTATGCAATGGAGAATTTTAGCGGAACAATTACAACTTCAATTAGATGACCATAA